CAGTAAAGTTTGGAAAGTCTTCCTTATATATCTCATGTGATTTTTCATAAGTTTTTTTGAGTCGTGTATAAAATTTATATCTTTCTTTTATCCAACAATCAACACTTACAACTCTTTCAAGTTTTACAACCTTACCACTATCGTGTGTAGAATAAGCTGACTTTTCATAATCAAATTCGTAATTTATCATATCATTACATAACTCTGGGTCTACCACATCTGTATATAATTTAATATAATCATTTACCTTTTTCATCAGTACGTCACTCCTGCTTCAAACTTTCTCCACTCAATAGCGTTCTTAATATCCCAACCACGATTATCAACTGACTTGATAACTCCTTTGATATAGTCTATTACTGTTTCTAAATATCCTACTTTGTTCTCTGCGTTTATTATATCTTCGTCTGAAGTAATATAAACTGCTAAGTCTGTCTTGAGGACTTTGAGATCAAAAGGTTTTGTTGCATATATTTTTGCATCAGCTTTACCACCATAGTATTCCCACTTCTCACGATACATTCGTTTATAATCTCCTTTTGCTTTATACAAAAGAAGTTCGTATCTAGATTTGTGGTCTAGGTAGTTTGCTTTAATTTCTTGGTTTTTTAATGATTCGGTATCTAGGTGTTCATTATCTACTTTCAAGTCTCTTTGGACTTGTAGTTTCAATTCGTCAAGGGTCATATTATCTCACTTATAAAGTCACTATTTCATATAATTTGTAACGAAAATCAATCGTTGCCGTCTGGTATTCTACGTCTGTTGCTTGTTGGTTATAATCTAATCCAGTTAAAGATACTGGAAATAAATCAGAGTATCTTACTTCTACTATAGGATTATTTTTGTTAGACAAAATTGTTAAAGTTGCATCTGAATAAAAAGACCTATCAGCAGTAGCTTTACCCACTTTACCAATATCAGTATTTCCACCAGCTCCAGCAGTAGGAGTATTAGAACCAGTTGAACGAAAATCTGTAAACTGCGTTCTATTCTTTGGAAAACCAATACCTAACAACCAATTATGTATGGAAATATAATTTTCTAGTTGTTCATCTACTATAAAAGATATTGAAAGATTTTCGTATGTTATCTTATCTCCAATTAAAGGAATATCTGTATATGGTGTAGGTATAATTAACTCACCTAAACTTATGCCAGGTAAGTTTGCAGATGTAGTAAAGAACTCAACCTTTGGTAGTTGATTGATACCAAATTTAAACTGTGTTGGACTACTATAATCTAATACAGTTGGTTGTCTTGATAATGGTGATGTTATTGTTGTCATACTAGTATTTATAACAAAAAAAAAGAGGGAAATAAATCCCTCTCTTTTTAGGTTGGTTAAAACCGATATTACATAAGGTTAGAAACTTTAACTTTTCTGTAATACTTGTTAGTTGCACTAGTAATTGAAATCGCACCATCAGCACCGGCAGCCTTTGTTCCTGTGTGGAATGGGTTTGCAGCAATACCATATCTAGTTTTGAAACCAATTTTTGGTTGAAATGTATTCTCACCAACAGCACGAACCATTTGCAATGGAACGTATGGGCAATAGAACATACCAGCGTCATAAGGAGAACTTCCCTTATATCCTACAACATAGTATTGTGATGCAGATACGTTTGCAGCATATGGGTCTACATATACTTTATATCTACCATTCATAATACCAGCAAATGTTGTTGTTGTATCATCAACATTCAAGTTGTTGTTTAGAGCAGGAGTGTAATCTAGAACACCAGCCATTTGAAGTGCAGAAGCAACATCAGCAGAACATAGTATCATATTACCTTTTCCTCTACGAGTCTGTTGACCAATAGCGTTAGCATCTCTCTCAATCGCAAACATTAGACCTTTGAATTTCTCAACTGACCAACGACCATTTGAGTCTGTATCTAAGTCAAATATACCAGCAGTAGTTGTATTTACTTGAGCGCCTTTTACAGCAGAAACATAAATGTTTCTTACAACTTCTCTGTTTATTTCTGCAAGAATTTCAGCAGATAGTATGTTTGCAAGTTCTGTTTCAGCATCTAAACCATGAATTGCTTTTAAGTCTTGAGCAAGTTCCATAGTATATTCTGCTTTTAGAGCTCTTGTTACAGCAGTAACAGTATGTTTCTCAATACTGAAAGCCATCTCAGCGAAAGCGTTAGTTGTAGTATCACCTAATGCTTCACCTTGTGCAATTGTCATACCAGTTGCAGTAGTATAAGTACCAGCAGGACTGTCATTCAATACAGAAGGATTAGTTCCAGAGATGTCACCACCACCAGTATCAGAACCAGCGTCTTGGTTTGATAACATTGAAGGTTCGTCTGCAAGTGCTTCAGCACCAGCTTGTGATAGACCTCTTGCTCTCATTGCAAAGATAAGTCCTGTTGGCCCAGTCATTGGTTGGACACCACAGATATCATATGCGATAAGATTAGGCATAGAACGTCTTACTAATGAGATCAAAATTGGATCCCAATTATCGACTGAACCACCAGTTGCAGATGTTGGAGCAGCTTCACCTAAGAAGTTTCTGTCTTCTCTTAGAGCCTTTTCTTGGTTTTCTAAGATAATTGTAGTAACGGCACGCCTGTAACTATCCTTGATTTCTGGTAAATCAGGGTGTTGAAGGACTGGCGACCACTTTTCTTGTAGATGTTCTGTTTGAAACATTTGTTTCTCCTTTTTAATTTCTACTATTTATAAATTGTTTATTTTGCACTTTTAACTGTTCGACCAATAGCGGACATATATGCAGCCATTGAATCGGTAGTGTCAATGTCCTGTGCGATACCAGTTTCTACATCACCAAGTGTTTCTGTCATTACCTGTATATTCTTAGGGAAATAACTTTCCTTTAGAGTACTAAGTTTTTCACGATATGATTCTTCGTTAGTAAAATCAACATCTTCGATTAATGACTTAAACTTTTCAATTTCTGTGTCGGCAAGATCAGTAGTAACTTCTGATGCTACCTGTTCCTTCACTAGTGTAGCATTAACAGACTTGGACTGGATTTGCTCTTCCATCATTTCGTTAATTTTACCTTCTAGTTCTGAAATTTTTTCAGATTGTGCTTCTAACACATCATATTTTTCATCTGGAACATCAACGTAGTGGTCTTCAAACAATGTTTTTAAACCAGAGATAAAGTCTTCAGCGATTTCGCCTTTCAAGCCTCTTTCGATAGCCAACTCGTTCTCTTTCATCCATTCTTCAACAACATAATTAAGATAAGTGTCAACTTTTTCAGTTAACTCACCTTTAGTTGTGGTAATATTTTCTTCCAGTTCAGATTTGTATTCGTCTTCCATTCTTTCAACTTCAGAACGAACTTTGGATTTAACAGCAGCCTCAAAAACTGTTGCGGCTTTGCGTTTAAATTCTTCAGAAAGGTCACCCTCACCTGTCATTAAGGCTTCAACATGTTCAGAAACATCAATAGACTTCAGACGATTTTCGACTGATTCCTTTTTGACTTTTTCTTCTTCTGTTTCTTTTCCGTATGACATGCCCATTCCTGCTTTTAAGTAGGATGAAGCAAGTTGCTTTGCTTTCTCAGCAGGCATCTTTTCCATCTCAGCAATCTTTTCATACATTGCGTTGATAGCATCTTTCTTAGTTTTCATTGAAGGCATTTCGTCTTCCATTTTGTCCATTTCTGATATTACTTCTTCTCCCTCTGCTGAAAATCCAGCAGCGAGTGGTTTAGCAACTTTCTTTTGTCCATCATTTGGTGTATCCATTTTATCTGGAGCACCTTGTGATTTTTGTTGAGCATCTCCGCTTACTTGTTTCACTTTACTAGCGATCTTTTTAGCAGGAGAATCTTTTTGTGATGGACTAGTAACTGGTGCGCCCGTATCTTCGACCTCACCATCTACAGTATCCATTTTATCGGCAGCAGCCGCTGATTTCATAGGGGCGTCTTGGCCATTAGCTTCTTCAAGCTCACCAATTACTTCTGCCTCTAATTCCTCAATGGTTTTGTCTAATTCATTTGCCATGGGGATTAACTCCTTTTTGTCTATTACAATATGTTACAGTTATTTATAAAACTAAAGTTTTTGAAGAAACTTAGCAAAGGCTAACGCATCCGCGCCAGTGTTGCCTTTCCTGTGGTTCCTTTCAATGTCCTCTTTGATCTTGGCAACATCGGCTTCTAAAATCAAACCGTTGTTCCAGACCCACTCTTTACCTTCCATAATACCCTCAACAAATGCGTTGGGAGCAGATGGGTCAGCAACAATATCTGCTGCTGTTGCTAGGTAAAAGTCACTTCTCACGATGTTAGCCCCATTTTTCTGGTCTAAACTACCCATACCCCTAGATGAAACACCTAGTTTTGCACCATCATCCATAAGCGATTTTACAATCTCACCCATTGGTGTGCTAAGAATCTTAGCCTCACCAATAAAGTTTTTACCGTCTGGATAAAGTGCAGTAATCATGTGCGATGCTCTCTCAAGATTAACCGTTGGCCCATCTGGATGACCCAACTCTCCGAAAGCACGTTTTTCTTCGATATACTCTTTGTTATATCGTTTTACTTCTTTACTGAGAATGTTCATGGGATACAGACGACCATTACGGTTCTTAATGTCTGCTTGCATGAAAATACCTTTTATCTTATAATCTTTCTTGCCGTTTTCTTTTTCTTCGATAAGATAGTCAGTATCAGACTCGACATGTTCTGAAATTAACTTCATTGTATATGCCATAGTTCTGTTTCCTTATGTAGTATAGTTTTCATCTTTTCTAAACTCAATCAATACAAAACCTGATGTACCTTGACAAGATAGTTCCATATCACCAGAGGTTGCACCAGTATTTGTTGCAGCAGATTCAATCGCGCCAGCAGAACCATCATAATGGCCACTTCCAGCAAGGTCAATTAATGTTATATCTGAATCGCCTTGTTCAATAATTGCAGCATGACCTGTATCATCATCAGCAGATCCTTGTACTAAACCCCACCAAATTCTCAGAATGTGTAATTTTGCACCATTGGCGTGTCCGTCTAATTCACTTGCATCTAAAATAGCATTGGTTGTAGTTGTATCATTATCAATATTAACTAAGATAGTAACTTTTCCGCCAGCGCCGGGAGCGTTGACAACTGTATCTCTTAATGTTCTTGTGGTAAATGCCATTGTCTAACTCCTTAAAATGATAACATTTCTTTTTCAAAGTATCCCATAAGCACTCTTTCTGGCACTTTATATTTCTTGGATACTTGGTTAATAGTCTTTTCAAAAGTATTTAGGAAATCTGAAGGTTTAGCGTCCATTTTCTTAAAAATCTCGTCCACAGCACCCTTCATCTTTGGAGCTAATTTCTTATACTCCTTAGACTTTTTGTGTTCGTCTTTCTCTGGTAGAGATTTAATTAAGTTGCTAAACTGTTTCATTTTCCTCAACTTCTGGTATGTGGTTCTTAATAAAAGAACCAGCTACTTCTTTTCTTTTGTCTTCTAGTGCGTCACCTATTTTTGATGACATTGCTGTTTTGAAAGCATCTTCTGCTCCCAGCATATCTTTTTGTTGTAGTGATCCTACAAAGTTATCTGCACTCATTTTTCTTCTCCATTTTCTTTATTACCAATTGATGCTAACTTAGCTTTGTCGTCTGCGGTTTGCTGACCTTGAAACTTAGCAGCATCATCTGCCGGTAAAGGATTTCCGTCAACTGATGGGTATCTTGTAATACCATCAGAACCAACTGGTAAATCAACTCCACCTTCTTCGGGGTCAAGTCCTGCTTCTCTATTAATCTGATCTTGCATATCTTCAATCTCTGCTTCAGTAAAGTTAAGGACATTTTTCTGTACCCACTCTTTACTAAAGAATGTACCGATATAAGACTCAATACTACCTAAAGAATTGATTGTGTTTTCTAACAACTCAGCTCTTTTAAGTTCTGCAAAATGACCATCTTGTAAGAAGTCATACTGAATGTGTTGTGAAATCTTTTTCCAATCTTCTAATGTAATTACACCTTTAAGAATAAGCTGTGTCTTTAGAATATCAGTGAAAAGGGGAGTAAACTTTTTTCGTAGTCTTTGTACGAACTTAGTAAACTTCAACTCATCTCTAGTAATTTCTGTAGAACGACCAAGACTAAATCCTGATTCTGCTTCTAAACGAGAAATAGGTACATTTAGTGATTGGAATAGTTTCTTTTTAAAGTATGTAATGTCATCAATCTCGCCAAGATTAGAACCGCCAGCAAGAGTAGTTATCTCTGTACCACGACCACCTTCTCTACGAGGCAACCAGAAATCTTCTAGCATTGACATTTGATTTCTGTCATCTCTGATTTCACCAGTAGATGCATCATATACCAATTTGTTGCGATACCTGTTCATAACATCTTTGAGGTATTGCTCTGCTTTAATCTTTGGAAGATTACCAACATCAATATAAAAGATGCGTCTTTCTGGAGCCCTTGATACCCGATAGATAACAAGAGAGTCCTCAATCATACGCAACTGATTGACAGGTTTGATTGCTTTGTTTAGATAAGAAAGAACATGACCTTTGTTCTGGTCAATTAAACCAGATGGAACATAGGTAATACTGTCTGGAGATATTTTTATTCCCTCAGTAGTTCCTGTTTTAAGTCCCTTGTCATTATAAAGATAATATTCATTTACATTTCTAATAAGTGTGACACTAGTGCCAGACTTTATATCTTTCTTTACTTCTTTAACCTTGCGAATCTTTTTAGGTTCAATGTATCTTACTTCTACAACACCTTTTTTTGGATTCTTCTGGTCAATAACCTTGTGATAAAAAAGACGACCATCTACATACCATCTACGAAAGATGTCGTGTCCTTTTGTATCAAAATCAAGAAGCTCTAAAACCGTATCAAATTCTTCTCTGATACGATCTTTAATCTTTT